TGGCTGGCCGAGGTGCCCGCGCTCCAGCGCGACATCCGGCGGGCAAAGCGGAGCGCTTCGTTGACGTCGCTCATCCCAGTGGAGTCCCGGATCCGGGCAGTGATCTGGTCGGCGAGGGCTTCCGGATCGCGCGCCAGGTCGCCGACGTCCGCGAGGCCGTTGAGCGCGCGAAGGGCCGTCTGCACCTCGAACGGGTAGCCCACGACCGAGGTGACACGGCCCTCGAGCTCCTCGGTCAGCAGCCCCACCACCGCCACGGCCTTCTGCGTCACAAAGGCCGGGAAGCCCTTCACCGCGAAGATGAGGGCGAAGTCCTCGACCGCCGCCGCGATGCTGTCCTCGACGGCCTGGTCGACGGCGCCCAGCGTATCGACCCGAGACTCGGGAATGAGGGGCGGCGCGTACAGCGTGAAGGACAGCGAGAAGCGCGCGAGCCCCCCTTCCCTCGAGGACTCGGTCAGGCTGCTGATCCGGGCCTGTACCTGCAGAGTGCCCCGGTAGGGATGGACCAGGGTGCCCGGGCCGGGCGTCTCGCAGGCCGCGATCAGCTTCTCGCGCTGCACGTCGTAGTCGGGACCGACGACGAGGGCCTCGATCCGGAAGTCCGGCCAGGCGAGCCCGAGGTCTTCCGGGTAGCTCGTGTCCCGGCCCGGATACCCGTGCACGTAGACATCCCGGCCGAAGGAGCGATCGTGTCCCTGGATCAGGAACTCGACGCCCCGAAACGAGGCCGTCGCATCGAAGCGATCTCGCCAAGCCACGCTCGCCCCTTCCTAGTATCCCGCGAGAATCGGTCCGCTCATCACGTTGATCGGGACGTCGTCGTTGGCACTCGTGACGCGGGTCGCCCGCAGCTGCCCGTTGCTCCCGAGTACGATCTCGACCTTGCCACCGATCAGACTGCGCATGGGCGCGCTGCCAGACACGGCGGGGGCCGATGTTCCATCGACGTCGACCCCCAGGCGATTGCGGATGAAGTCCGGGACCGCCCGCTCGAAGGCACGGTAACCCTCGCTCATCCCCTTCCAGAGGTCGTCGAAGAACGTCTTGATGGGCTCCCAGTGCTTCATCACGAGCTGGGAGGCCACCGCGAACGCATCGACGGCGGGAAACATCAGTTTCAGCGTCCGATAGACGTGCTCGAGCACGGTCTGGATCTCGCCCCAGAACTTCACGCCGATCGCCTTGACCAGGCCCCAATCACCGACGAGCTCCGTAGCCCACCATCCGAGCAAGGCGACCGCCGCGATGACGGCGCCGATCGGAGAGAAGATCGTGGCCAGTGCCGCGGAGACGACGAGCATGCCCCCAACGACGATCGGCGCGATCAGCGTGAAGCCCTGGGCCATGAGTCCGACGCCGATCAGAACCGGGCCGATGGCCGCGGCGACGCCACCGAGGACCGTCGCCCACTTGAGGATCTCTGGATTGAGCGCGGCCACCCAGCGCAGCATGTCGGCGCCCCAGTTGGCGAGCTCCGTCACCGCCTGGAGGAGTCCCGAGTCCCCGATCGCGATCTGAAGCCCCTCGAAGGCCGAGGCCAGGCCCTTCATCGCACCCTCGGCCCCCTCCATCCGGATCGCCGCCTGCCGGCTCGCCTCCCCGACGGAGCCCGGTCCTGTCAATTCACCGTGCAGCTTCTTCAGTTCGGCGGCCCCCGTTCCGACGAGGGCTTGCATCGCCACGGCGCCGCGCTGGCCGAAGATCGTGAAGAAGTCGCCGGCCTGCGCGCCGCTCTTCTCGAGCTCCTCGACGACCGCGATCAGCGACCTCACGTTGCCCTTCGAGTCGCGGAGGCTCTCCTCCGGAATCCCGAGACGACTGAGCGCGGCCTTCGCCTCGGCCGACGGCTTCAGCAGCGAGGCGAGGACCGTCTTCAGCCCCACGCCGCCGCGGCCGCCCTCGAGCAGGTTGTCACCGAGCGCGCCGGCGGCCGTCGCGACCTCCTCGATCGAGAGCCCCATGCCCGCGGCGATCGGCGCCACCTCCTTCATCGCCTCGGAGAGCGAGACGAGATCGGTCTTCGTCCGCAGGTTCGTGGAGACGAGGACGTCATTGACGCGGCCGAGGTCCTCGGCCTCGAACTTGAAGCCGTTCAGCATGCCGGACGCGATGCCCGCGGCCTCGGCCAGGTCGACGTTGGAGCTCGCGGCCAGTTCGAGGGTCTTCGGGAGCGCGGCCAGGATCTCGTTCGTGCTGAAGCCCGCGCGCGCGAGCTCCTCCTGGGCGGCGGCGGCCTCCGAGGCGGAGAACTGGGTCGTTCGTCCCTGCTCCTTCGCCTGCTCGGTGAGCGCCTTGATCTCCTCGGCGCTCGCCCGGGAGACGCCCTTCACCCGGTTCATCGCGGCCTCGAAGCTCGAGGCGCTGCGGACCGTGGCCGCACCGAACAGGGCCAGCGGCGCCGTGAGTCCCACGCTCATCGAGCGCCCGGCACTCCGCGCGCTGGCCCCGAAGCGTCGGATGTCCTTCTGGCCCCGCTCGAGGGTGCTCGAGAGCTTATTGACCCCGAAGAGCGTGACGGTGAGCTGCTTCGGTCGCATGGTGGATCCTCTCAGCCTGCTCGCGATAGTCCAGGAAGCACGACCAGGTCAGCGCCTCGAGCTCCGACGGTTGCCAGCGGTAGAAGTGGAGAAGATCGACCGCCCACCTCCACCAGTTTGGATGGAGGAGTGGGCGATAGACGGGCGGTACCGACTCGAGGCGCTGCAGGTACTCGCGCTCGAGGGCAGAGAGGCGCTCCCACCAGTCCTCGACGGTCAGGCCGTCGAGATCGTCACGCCAGGGGTGGCCTAGCCCTCCATCTCCTGGAGCACCCCGGGCAAGAAATGGCGCAGTGCCGGATGGCAGCGTGCGGCATCGGTCGAGCGGAGCTCATCGGCCGAGCTCGGTGGGATGCTCGCGCAGGCGGCGATGTACGCCCCCAGGAGCTGCGGCCCCGGCTGCACCCCGTTGACGAAGCGCAGCTGCTTCAGCGTGGGCTCGCGCAAGACGAGCACCCTTCGCTCCTCGCCGTGGGCCTGGATCGGGTGCTTGAGCGTCACCTCGATCACCTCTTCGCCCTGGTCGTCGCGATAGAGTCGGCAGCCCGGCCCCAGGATCTTCTCTCCACCTTCCTCGCTGGCATCGCTCACGTGGGTCTGCGTCTCGGTCATACGACGCTCTCATCGAGGGCCGGTCCCTCGAACATCACGGGCACCTCGCCCTCCTGCGTGTCGAGCTCGATGGCGTTGGTCTGCGAGCCGCCGACCATCACGTAGCGCTTGCCGCTCGCGAGCTCGACCGTGATCGTGCCCTCGAACTGCTGGAGCTGGCGCAGCGAGAGGTCACCGCGGTCGGTGATCGAGCCCTCGATCTTCCCGAGCATCTCCTCCTCGGAGACGCCCTGGAAGCCGTTCGGACCGGCGTCGATGGCCGAGCGCTTGGGGCCGCCCATCGTCACCTTGAACGATCCTCGCGCGGCGTACTGGACGCCATCGAGGAGCAGGAAGATCCGGCCGGCGCGGACGTTCGTGGAAGTGGCCACAGCGTTCTCCTTCTATGGTGCTCGGGGCTCGGCCCTCGACTACAGCCGATGCTGCAGGAGCGCGTCCACGTTGTAGAGCGGGTTGACGATGTCGACCGCGAGCAGTGTGTTCAGCGCATTGGGATTGCCGGCATCTCGCTCGAAGATCGAATCCGCCTTGAACTGATCGAGGTTCTCGACCAGGCCGACGTCGGCGAGATCCTTGAACCACGCGATCCCCTCGTCGCGAAGCCGCAGCGGCGTGATCACGCGCTGTCCGTCGGCCACCCGCACGCCATCGTCGTCCTTCACCTTGAAGCGCTGGGTGAGGAACTTCCGCGAGATCCGCTCGACCCACGACCAGCGGACGTAGGAGAGCGTCAGCAGAGTCGTGAGGTCCCGTAGGCCGGCGTCCGTGGTGTAGTTGGTCACGAGCCGGTTGATTACGAGGTCGCCGGTGGTCGCGGTATCGAGGGTCGCGAGCCCGGCGGCGAGCAGCAGCCCCCGCTCGACCTTCGAGAATCGGTCCTCGGGCACCGGCGACAGAGCCCCGGTGAGCACCATGCCGGTGAAGCCCCGGGCAGAATCGTCGGTGGCCGACTCCGCGACCCGCCCGGCGATCCGGGCGGCGAGCTCGGCGGGCGGGGTCGGCGAGCCGTTGATCCCGGCGACGACCTGATAGGGGCTGTCGAGGTTCGTGTCGGCGAACGTGTTCAGCACGCCGACCGTTCCTCGCATGACCGAGATCG